TCACCGCCGCCCCCGTTTCCAGTCATCAAGGCGGGCGTAGACTGCGACGCCGATGCCCGCCAGCGCAACGGCGATGAACACCCAGCGCAGCGTGTCGAGATACGGCACGAGCGGCAGGATGGCGGTCTGAGTCTCGGCCAGGACGCTCTGCGCGACCTCGACGCTGGCCGCACCCAGCGTCGCCACGCCTGCCGCGCCACCGCCTCTCATCGTGCGGCTCTCGGCCAGCACTTCGCGTGCGGGCGGAGTCTCCGACGCGAAGGCCGTTTCCCGGACCGGGAACCGCTCGCCCCACTGCCGTGCCGGGCCGAGATCGACATGGATGAACCCCGAGCGCGGATAGAAACCGAAGCCGAGGAAGCCGACCTCCCGTGCCGCCGCCTCGAACGGCACCGGGTCGTGGTTCGTCATGGCGATGGCGAAGGCGGCCCCGTCGAGGTGCTTCGACCGGGTCGCGCCGCCGACGGCGAGGTTGTGCTCGGGGCTGCGATAGGCGGAGCGGACGATGAGCGGCTTGCCCAGCCGGTCGCGCAGCGCTTGCAGCCTATCGAGCGCGGGTTCGTTGACGAGCAGCTTGCCGGTGCCCCGGCAGGCGATCTCTGCGGGGGAGAAGTTCGGCCAGCGCCAGTTCGACTCGGGCACGTCCCGCCAATGGTGGTGGAATGTCGTCGTCATGAGAGTCCTCCAAAACGAAAAAACCCGCCGGGGGGGGGCGGGTGTATTGGGCAGATGGATTGATGCTTCGCGCGGCTACGGGCCGCCGCCGAAGATCTTGAGCTTGATGGCGATGCCCGCGAGCAGCGCCAGCATGACGCCGGTGGTGATCATGCGGACGGCGGTCTGCATCGCCGTGCGGCGCACCAGACGGATGCAATCCACCAAGGAGCGCAGATCGCGGATGTCGAGCGCGGCCTCGTCGCCGTCGAGGCCGACATCGGCGAGCGCGCGCTTGGCGCCTTCCTCGGCGGCCCGCGTCAGGATCGCCTCGAACTCGGCGTCGGGCATTCGCACGTAGCCCTCGGATCGGGGTGGGTTCATCGGATCCTCCTTCCGCCGCTCAGCCGACCTTGCAGCCCCAGAAGGACGTGTGGTCGGCCGCGAAGTAGCCGTCCGCGACCCGGAAGTACCCCTGCAGCTCGACGGTATCGCCCGCGGTGAGCGGCACCATGGTCTGCAGCCAGATGGCGGTAGCGAGCGAGACGTGGGTGGCGGAGATTTCGCCGAGGGAGCCGCGGATTTCTGTCGTGCCGTTCAGGACGAGCCGCCCGCGCATGCGGGCCGTTGCGCTGGCGTTGATCTTGTAGAGCAGCGTCGCGCCGAAGAGGTAGGTGCCGTCCACCGGGGCCACGAAGTGATTATTGGCGGCGTCGAACGCGCCTTGATCGTTGTAGTCGGTGTTATTGAGGCCGATCTTCGTCCAGGTCCCGACGCCGACGTAGTTGTCGTAGTTCGTGTATGCCTTGAAGCGCGGCAGCCGGGGCTGATCGACGATGCCGGTGGCGTTGTCGACGCTCAGCCCGTCGAAGAAGGCGCTGCCGTCGGCCGAGACCGCGAGCCGGAACCTGTCCGAGCCGAACAGCCCGACTAGCGCCTTGGTCACGAAGCCGGTCTGGAGCGTCAGGCCGAGATCGTCGCCCGCAGCCTCCTTGTTCATGGTGTAGAGCAGATCGCCGGTGCCGCCCTCGGCCACGGTCTTCGCCGTCCAGAGTGCGGCGTTCAGCTTGGCCGAGAACGGGTTCGACGTATCGGCTGTGGTGCCGAGCCCGAGCAGCGCCATATTCTGCAGCGCCGTGGGCGTGGTGCCGACCCAGGCGGCGCCATCGTAGACGAGCAGCAGGCCCTCGTCCTCCACCCAAGCCCGCCACCCGGTCCGCGGCGGCAGGCGTAGCCAGGCGCCATCGGTCCACAGCGCGACGTTCAGGTCCCAGCCCGCCCAGTCGCCGGTGGCGCCGGAGCCGACGACGTAGCGGTCGCCATCGGCGGGGCTCGCCGGGGGCGCTGCCAGATCGCGATCGAGAACCGAGAGCTGAACAAGCCCGTCGAGGATGCGCAGCGCCTCGTTGTGGGTGACGTGCTTCTGGGCCTGCGCCGCGAGGATGTAGGGCAGCAGGAGATGGGTCGTGGCGTCGGACATGGGCAATCTCAGAAGGTAAGCGTGACGGTTTTCAGGGTCCCCCGCCCCACGAGGGCGGAGAGCTGGTAGATGCGTATGTCGAGCGTGTCGCCGGGGCCGAGCGGCGCGCCCCAGTCGGCGGTCTGCTGGGCGGCGGTGTAGACCGCGCTGGTCGTGGGAGTGGTCAGCGTGCGTTTCACGGCAACGCCATCGAGGATCTCGACCTCATAGGCTTCGACCTCTTCGGTCAGCGGCACCTCGACCGCGCCCCAGCTGTCGGCCGCCAGGGCCCGGGACCGGCGTGTCCAGCGGATCGTCAGATCGCCGGGCACGCGTGGCTTGCGCCAGGGCTGCTCGACATGGGCGACCGAAAAGGGGTGCAGACCCACGCCAATCGGTGTGAAACTGGCCGCCACATAGGTCTCGTCGCTGGCAGACCGGCTTGCGGGACCGACGCGCCAGTTCCACGGCAGCCCGAGATCAGCCTCGGAGATCGGCAATGATGCCAGAGCGTCGTCCAACACCACCACCCGCGTGCCTGCCGGAGCCGGATTGGCCATGGCTGCTTCCGTGCCGCGCTGACCTCGCAGCAGCCGCGTCAGGCTGTAGCGGCCCGGCGCGATCAATTCTGCATCCCCTGCTTGCACGATCTCCCAGACGCCGGGCGCGCTCTCGATGGCGAGCGCGTTCGCCCCGCCGAATAGGGTCAGGTCGGTCACGCTCTCCAGCGTGCCCGTCAGCAGATCGACCACCAGCGCATTGCCGAGGTCGAAGCGCGAGGTGGGGCCCGCGTAGAGATCCGAGACCAGCATCCCGATCCGGGCGCGGCTGCCGAAGGTCGTCAGCAGCTCGAAGCCATCCGTCGAGGGGCTGCGGAACACCGCCATCTCGCCGGGCCAGGGAACGGCGTGCGCGGCGATGAGCGGCCGATGCGCGGGCTGGTCCTCGGTCAGCTGCGGCAGGTCCATCAGCACCGCCTCCGGCGCGCCGAACACCACGGCGCGCGTCAGCGACGCCGCGCGGGGATCGCCGGGAGGCAGGTCGTAGGTCGCGCGGTCCTGGCGCATCGCCTCGATGCCCCGCGCTTCGGCGTCGGCGATGGAGACGAGCCGCAGGTCGACCAGCCGCCCGTCATGCGCGAGCCGGATCGCGTCGGCCGGATCGAGCGCGAGGCGCGAGGGCGGCAGACGGAACGCCGCCGTCTCACGCCCCACCCACGCCTCCATCAGCGCACGGCGGCAGCGCCGCTCCGCTTCCTCGGGCGGCACCGCCATCGGGAAGCTCTCGGAAGCGATCCGGGTCGTGTCCACGGTGATGCGCCGCGCCTCGACGAGGGCGGCGTCGTAGTCCTCGTCGGCGCGGGCGACCTGCCATTTCAGGGCCTGCGGCAGCTCCGTCTCCTGGCCCCGCGTGAGCTCCAGCACGTCGTCCTCGCGGGCGGCGACCAGATTGTCGAGCGCGAGGGATGCGACGGAGGCCCGGCCGCGCATGACGAAACGGATCACCCCTTCGGTCTCCACTGCGTCGAAGCCGAAGTGCCGCGACAGCGTGGTGATCGAGGCGCGCGGGCTTTCGAGCGCGGTGATGGCGTAGCCTTCGACCGCGCCCCAAAGTCCGGTGACATCGATCCGGGACTCGGGCAGCCCGGAGCGCAGGCAGAGGTGCCGGACGAGCGCGGCCAGCGACACCGCTCCGAGCCGTCCGGTCAGCCAGTGGCCGAGCCGCCAGTTCGCGCCATCGGTCCAGACGTCGGTCAGCGCGGGAAAGAACGGATAGGGCCGCGCGTCCCAGGTCCAGGCGGCGCATTCGGGCACATGCACCATGCGGGCGCCATAGACCGAGGACACCGGGTTGTTCGCCGGGGTGCCCCACCAGAGGTAGGTCGCCTCGAGATAGGCGCGCTGGATAGCGTCGTCCCGCCAGCCCCGCGAGAAATGCGGCGTGAAGCTTTCCGAGGATTTCGGGTCGAAGAAGACGTTCGGCTGGTTCGTGCCCCGGTCGATGGCGGGGCAACCGAGTTCGGTGAACCAGATCGGCTTGGACTGTGGCGTCCATGCCGTCGCCGTCCCGCTCTCCACGCCATCGGGGCGGTTGTAGTGCGCGTTCGACCACCAGTTGCGCAGATCCTTGTAGCGGAAGACCCATGGCTTGCTGGCGGCGCCATCCGTGATCGGGGTGCGGACCTGCGCGGACCGGTCGACCGTGCTGGCGTAGAACCAGTCGAAGCCTTCCCCGCCCGCGATGTTCCCCTGCAGATAGGCCCGGTCGTAGATCGCGGGCCAGCCCTCGGCCGCGTCGGCGTGCTCGAACCCGTCCCGCCAGTCGGAGAGCGGCATATAATTGTCGATGCCGACGAAATCGATCTCCGGATCGGCCCAGAGCGGGTCGAGGTGAAAGAACACGTCGCCAGAGCCGTCGCCCGGCTGGTGCCCGAAATACTCCGACCAGTCGGCCGCATAGCCGATCCTGGTGCCGGCCCCGAGGATCGAGCGCACATCCGCGAGCAGGTCCCGGTAGGCCTGCACCGCCGGATAGGTGCTGGCGCCGGAGCGGATCGTGGTCAGACCCGGCATCTCGGTGCCGATGAGGAAGGCGTCCACCCCGCCCGCCGCCGCACAGAGATGGGCGTAGTGCAGCACCATGCGCCGCAGGCCCCAGTCGCCGGGAGAGCCGGTCCACGAAACCGTTTGACCCGAGACGCTGAAGCTCGCGGGCGTGGCTGCGCCGAACAGCGCCGCGACCTGGCTTGCCGCCGTGGCGGTCTTGTCCACGGTCCCGGCGTAGCCCGCCGCGGGCGAACAGGTGATCCGGCCGCGCCAGGGGAAGGCAGGCTGGCCCGTCTCTGCGGCGTTGTCCGAATACGGGTTCGGCAGGCTGTTGCCGGGCGGCACGTCCATCAGGATGAACGGGTAGAAGGTCACGCGCAGCCCGCGCGCCTTCATCTCCTGGACCGCCTGCACCACCGCGAAGTCGGACGGCGTGCCGCCATAGACCGGGCGATCCTCTGCATCCCGGCTGACGAGGAAGGCGCTGGCGCGGCTGACGCCGTTGACCGACCAGCTGGCGGGCGTGGTCGACTTGGCCGACACCTCGACGCCCGGCCGGACCTTGCAGGAGCCCGCGCGCAGATCGTCGCCGAACCAGGCGACGACGAGGCTGACGCTCTCGACCGCAGGGGCCATGGCCTGCAGCCGGTCCAGCGCCTCCTGCATGTCGGTGGAGTCGGCCAGCGCGTTCAGGTTCTCCGGCACCGTCGCGCCGCCATCGGTCTTGCGGATGGCCTGCGTGGCGTAGGTGAACTCGCCCGAGGCGGGGATCATGGTGACGGCGCGGGTCAGCCCCTCGGCGGTGTCGGGATCGGCGAGTGGCCGGAACACCTCGAAGGAGAGCTGCGGCAGGCGGTTGCCGTAGGTGGAGAGCGCCAGCTCCTCGAAGACGACATAAGCGGTGCCGCGATAGGCGGGTGTGCTGGCCGCGCCCATCCTGGCCGCGATGAACGGATCCGCCGTCTGCGCCTCGTCGCCCGGATACCAGCGCCATGTGACGCTCGAGAGGTCCATCGGCTTGCCGTCGGCCCAGATGCGCCCGATGCCTGTGATCGGGCCCTCGCAGAGCGCCGCGGCGAAGCTGGCATAGTAGAGGTACTCGGTCGTCTTGACCTTGCCGCCCCCGCCGCCCTTGCCGCCGCCCTGCGTGGTGGTCCTGGTCTCCTCGCGGAAATCCGTCGCCCAGATGATGTTGCCGCCCATCCGCATCCGGCCATGGAGCCGCGGGATCACCGCGCCTTCGGTGGCCGAGGTGATGCGCAAGGTGTCGAGCCGCGCGCCCTCGATGCGCTGCGTCGGCGCCAGCGACGAGATGATCCAGCTGTCGACGACAGAGCCGATGCTGGAGCCGATGAACCCGCCGATGGTCGCGGCGCTGACCCCGAGGATCGCGCCGCCGATCGAACCGCCAATGGCGGCGCCGGCCGCGCCGAGAACGAGGGTGGCCATGTCGGGGGTCTCAGCGTTGCGGAAACAGGAAGGCGAAGGCGATGCGCCGCCGCCAGGATGGGGTGAGCGGCTCCTCGATCACGCCGAGCCGCTCGTAGGCATGGAGGAAGATGTCGGGCCCGGTCACGATCCCGACATGCTTTGCGATGGCGCGCGGCTTCATGCGGAACAGCACCAGCGCACCGGGGCCTGCCTCGGCGGGCGACACCTCGATCATCATCCGCCGCGCGCCTTCGGCCAGCACCTCGCGCGGACCGGTCTCGCCCCAGTCGCGGCTGTAGGCAGGGATCGGGAACGGCTCGGGGCCGACAACCTCGCGCCAGACGCCCCGCGCCAGCCCGAGGCAGTCGCAGCCGACGCCCCGCAGGCTGGCCTGGTCGTGGTAGGGCGTGCCGAGCCAGGACCGTGCGATGGCGATGACGCGGGTGGGATCGGCGGTGGTCACAGCACGGACCCCTCGTGCCCGCCATCCTTGGTGGCGTAGCGAAGCACGGCATCCTGGCCGGGGACGTGCGGGAAGCCGCGGAAGTTGACGGTGTTGGCGAACTTGGCGCCGCAGGTCTCGATGCGCTTGTCGCAGCCCGCACGGATGGTGAAGGCGTCGCCCTCGGCGATCGCGCGCACCGGCGCCTCGAGCAGGGTCAGCACGGCGATGCCGTCCGTCACGTCATGGCCGAGCACCTCGGTGCGCCGCCCGGCATTCGCGCCGCTCGTCCAGTCCAGCGTGCCGAAGGTGAACCAGCCGGAGGCGAAGCCGCCGAGGCCCGAGGCGGTGAAGGCACGGTCGCGCAGGAGATCGATGACCGCGCCCGTGCCCTTGAACGCCGGATCCTCCAGATCGACGCCGCAGCGCGCATCGCCGAGCGCGGCGTCGCAGGTCGCCTGGAAGGTCCGCCCGACCGTCTGGCCCAGCACATGGGCCAGCGAGCGGACTTCGGCGACGAAGGCCAGCCGCCCACGCCGGATCTGGCCGATGGCCCCGCGCCGCATCAGGACGCGCTGGCTCGTGTCGGCCCAGTTCACCCGCCAGACCTCGACCTCAGCATTGTCCCAGCGGCCATCGAGAATGTCGGTCTCGGTGATCCGGTCGGATGTCAGCACGCCCTCGGCGTCCTGCGCATCGACGGACAGGTCCGAGCCCGACCGCACTTCGGAGGCCGTGAGCCCGCTATCGGACTCGAAGTCGGTGCCGTCGAAGCTGAGTGTCCGGTCGTGGTCGGTGAAACCGAAGGCAACACCATCCGCGCGAGCGATCCGCCAGCACCAGGCGAGCGTCGTCGTGCCCTCGTCGAGATGGGCCTGCAGGGCGGTATCGAGGGTCTTCATCGGCGTAGTTCCAGCAGCGGAATGGAAGTGATCGAGCCGAGACGGTCGAGATCGAGCGTGACGTCGAGCACGTCGGTGTCGAAACGGACGGGCACGTCGAATTCGAAGCCCGCGGTGATGGCGACGCCGGAACCTGGCGCAGTACCGAAGGTGACGACGCCAATGGCGGTGTCGACCGACCAGCCGGAGGGCTGCTCGACCCCGCCGAGCGCAACGCGCACGGTGCCCGCCACCGGCTTGGCGATGGCGCGCGACCAGGATTGCGCCCCCGAGGCGTAGCGCTTGACCAGCTGGAAGGCGCTCGTCGTGCCGTCGCCGGTGCCGATCGCCTGGTCGGTCGGCGCTGGTGTGCCCGAAGGCAGACAGGACTTGTGATCGCCCCAGTCCTTGAAGCGGAAGCCGTGGAGGCGACCGTTCCGCGCCTCGAAGAAGGCGACGACGGCGGCGAGATCGTCCGCGCGGCGGATGCCGTAGGCCACGTCGTAGCGGCGGCGCGAGTTCGCCCAGCTGGCGTTGCGCTCTTCGTCGCCCGAGGCGAGCTCGACGATCTGGGTGCGCCGCTCCGGCCCGCCCCGCGCGCCGCGGCTGATGTTGTCCGGAAACCGGACCTCGTGGAACGCCATGGTTCAAAGCCCCCTGCGCCCGAGCGAAACGGCGCGAGCGATGTCGGCGGCAACCTGCGTGCGGGATTGCCGGAAGCTCTCGGCGTCGCGCGCCATGATGGTGACGTTGACGCCGCCGCCGGCGCCGTAGGCCTGCGCCTCGCGCCGCGACAGCACCCGTTCGCCGCGTTGCAGGATCGCGGGCACCTCGTCATGGCGAAGTCCGGCCATCCCGCCAGAATGCATCCGGGGCGCGGCGGCGAAGGCCATGGCCGGGACCATGCGGGACGGCCCGGCCGATCCGACCATCCCGCCCGCATGCAGGACGTTGGCGAAGATGCCGCCCGCACCGGAGAACACGCCGGAGAGTGCATTGGCGATCGGCCCGAGGATGAACCGCCGCGCCGCGAGCTGGGCGAGATCGGCCAGCAGCGAGGTGACCAGATCGCGGAAGTTCAGCTTGCCGGTCTTCACGAACTCCCCGACCGCGTTCTCGGCCGACTGGAAAGCGCCGACGAGGCTCTGGCCAATGTCGCCACCGATGTCGCGGGCCTTGCTGGCGTAATCCGACAGCGCGGCGGTGACGGCCTGCCAGCCGGTGACGGCAGCCTCTGTCGCGGGCTCCGCCGCAGCGGCGGCAGCCCCGGCCGCCGCACCGGCACCCGTCGCGGCGCGCCCGGCTTCACCAAGCGCCGTCTCCAGCCGTTCGGCCGCGCCGGTGGCCTCCGGTCAGCGCATCGGCACTGGCCTCGTCGGTGCCGCGCACCGCATCGCGCAGGGCCTGCCAGCTTTCCAGTGGCGCGCGGGCTCCTTCGGCGAGATCGCGCGCCGCGCCAATGTAGAGGTTCGCAGACTCGAGCGCCCTGTTCGCCGCATCGGTCAGACCGAGATCGGGCGCGGTCAGCGGGTTGTCCTCGAAGGCCCTGTCGAACGCCGCCTGCGCCGCCGTCGTGGCAGCACTGGCCGCCCCTTCGAAGCGGTTCTCGATCTCGCCGAGATCGAGGTCGGGCACCAGCGTGATGCGGCGCTCCGACCCCAGCGCTTCCAGCCCCTGGTTGATGCCGCCAATGAAGCCGTTGATGCGCGAGACCACGCCGTTCAGCATCGCCTCGACGCCGTCGACCAGGCTGTTGGCCGCCTGGAACGCCAGATCGCCGATGGCAGCAGGCAGCAGGCCCCAGATCGCCTTGATCGCCTCGTAGGCGCCCTCGAACGTGTTCGCGGCGGTGTTGCCGAAGCCCACGACGCTTTCGATGGCGCTCTGCATGCCGGAGGCGGCGTCCGCCTTCAGGTCGAAGAACATCGCCGTGGCGGCTGCACCCGCCGCAGCGGCGCCCATGCGGATCCGCCCCCAGACCTCGACCGCGAGGTCCTTCAGTAGCGACATCGCCTCGCCAAAGCCGCCCGCGCCGGACACGAGGCGGGTGAACTGATAGACGAGCTCGCCCGCGCCGACGATCAGCGCGCCTATGCCGGTGCGGATCAGCGCCCCGCGCAGGACGACCAACGCCGTGGCGAGGCCCCGCACGGAGAGCGCCGCCGCAGCCATGCCGGCGACCCAGCGACCGGCGAGGAAAGCTGCGAAGGTGGCGGCATAGGTGGTCAGGCGGCCGATGTTGTCGAAGAGCCCGCGGATCGCGATGCCCAGCGGCCCGGTGCGGCTTGAAACAGACGCCATCGCATCTGCGACCGCTTCCAGTGCGGGTGCGGCGGCAACCGCCAGCTGGTTCGACAGCCCGCGCCAGATCAGCCCGAGCCGGGAGATGGCATCGTTCGTCCGCTCGATCTGGTCGGCGTCCTGTTCGGAGACGACCACTCCGAACGCGAGGACGTCCTCGGTCGCCTGGCGCAGCGTCGCGGTGTCGATCCGCGACATGGCGATTGAGCCTTCTTCGCCGAAAAGCTGGCCCGCGACAGCCGCGCGTTCGGCGGCGGGCACGAAGCTCTCGATGGCGGCGTTGATCGCACCCACGCGCTGGTCCAGCGGCAGGGCGATCAGCTCGTTGGCGGAAAGGCCCAGCCGGTCGAGCGCGTCGGCGGCTGGACCGGTCCCGGCGGCCGCCTGGCTGAGACGGCGCGTCAGATCCTTGGTGGCCTGCTCGATGCCGGACATCGACACACCGGCCAGCTCGCCCGCGCGCTCCAGCGTCTGGATCGAGGCGACGGTGGTGCCGAGCGACTGGGCGAGCTTGGCCTGTGCATCGACCGTCTGCAGGCCGGACCGGATCATCGCCACGCCCGCGGCTGCAGCGGCTGCCACGGCGGCAGCGGCCGCGACCCGCACCCGCCGCGAGAAGGCCGCGAGCCGGGCGTTGGCCGCCTCCATCTCCCGGCTCAGCCGTCCGAAGCCGCGCGACCCGGCTTCGCCGACACCTTCCAGCTCGGCGCGCACCTGCCGTCCACCCACGGCCGCGAGGCGGACGCTGACTCTCTTCTCAGCCATGGGACTGTTCCATCTGTTCGTTGAGTTTGGCGACCATCACCGCCTCGATGACGGGCAGCAGTTCGGCCATGGCGAGCGGCGGCACGCCGAGCGCGTCACCGAGCGCCAGCGCGGCCGACATGTCCCAGCCGATCACCGCGCCCGGCAGCACGCGCAGCTGGCCACCGAGACGGCCGACCAGGTCCCAGACCTGCCAACCCTCCGGCGTTTCCGGACGGTTCAGCCGCGCCGGGCAGTCCGGGCAGGCTTGCGCGCTGGCTCCGCAGGGTTCGCAACCCTCGCAGTATCGCTCGCCCCCGCCGAAGGACCATTTGGCGAGAGCGCGGAGGCGTTTTTTTCCTGCTCCAGCAGCAGGCCCTTCGAGACGTAGGTCAACTGGAAGGCCTCGAAGATCGGCCAGACATCGAGAGCCGCGTCTATGGCCTCGGGACTGGGATCGATCGGCTTGCCGTCAGCATCGCCCACGCCCTCCCAGGCAATCACCGCGCGCCGCGCCAGCGCTTTGGCGAAGGCGACTGCGCGTTCCTCGTCGGATGCTTCCTCGGGCACGGCCTCCACGGCGGGATCGCTGCGGGTCGCCACCATCAGCGCGGTGGTCAACGGGCGAAGTTGCACGCGAACGCCAGGTGCAAGGTCATGCCAGCGCGGGGCGTTGGTCAGGTCGAGCGTGAGCATCAATACGTCTCCACTTCATTCACGAGGGTGGCGGTGCACATCCGGCCGACCACGCTGTCGCGGGCGGCCTGCCAGTCGAAGGTCGCCTGCACGCCCTGCGGCCCGGAAATCTCGATCCGAGGGCGCGGCAGGTAGACGGCGTGCACGGTGAAGGTGAAGCTCTCGCCCGAGGGCAGGACGTAGGCGAATTCCATCTCGCAGGCCTCGCCGTTGATGGCCTGCGTCACCAGCGTCTGGTCGGCGAAGCGGACCTCGATCCGTCCGGTGAGCGCCGCGATGGACGGGTCGGCACCGTCGATGCGGCCGTCCGAGCGGATCGTCTCGATCCGGTCGAGGTTGTTGGCATAGGTGATCTCGGCCGAGACCACGTTGCCGAGGGCGGTGCCGTTCCGAGTGATCGCCCCGTTGAAATGGCCGAAACGCTTCAACTCCAGCGCGGCTGGCGTTCCGGCGCTAGTGGTCGTGCCAATCGTCTCGCCCTGCGCCACCAGCCGAGCCGTCGCCGTCAGCAGACCCGAGCGCTGCATCTGCCAGGTGATCTGGTCGAGCACGCAGCCCGAGTACATCGCATAGCGCGGCACCTCGGGCATGCCGGTCTCGATCGACATGCTGGGCAGCGTCCACGACCCCGACTGGAACTCGTGGCTGTACGGGGCCTCGACGCCCGTGGTCGTCGGCGCGCCGAACGCCGCCTTCAGCCAGAAGCCGAAGGCCTCCGCGTCGAGCGGCACCACGACGTCGCCGTCAGCCGTCACCGCGTCCTTGATCGGCGCCAGCGGATCGCGGCCGTACCCCAGCAGCTCCGAGTTCAGCAGCGGCTGCTCGGCGCCGAGCGAGGTGCTGGCGAAAGGCATGCGGGTGAAGCCGCTGGCAGGCGGCGTTCCATAGGTCGTCTCGAACGCAAGCGCCATCAGCGCCCGCGCCCCCTGGGCTCGTGCCATGGTGTTCTCCTCGGGTTGTCGGGGTCAGGCCAGCTGGTCGGCCGTGGAATAGTGCAGCACCACCGGGATCACGGCGGCCTTCAGGCTGGCCGCGCCCTCGACCGGCAGATCGACCGGGCGCGGGGCTTCGGCCTCGACCCAGTCGCAGAGGCCGCCCAGAGTGCGGTCGGCGGCGAGCGCAGCCCCGATACTGGCGCAGAGGGTGTCGAACGCAGCGTCACGGGTGGCGCCCTGCACAACCGCCTCGATCTCGGCCCGGTGCTGGTAGTGATAACGCAGCGGCGAGAGCGTCACCTCGGGCTCTCCCGGCTCGCCATCCCGCAGGATCAGCAGGCCATCGGCCGGCACGCGCTCGGGCAGCACCTCGCCGCGCAGGGCGGTCGCGGGCAGCGCCGAGAGCCGCGCGTGCAGCGCGGCGAGGATGGTTTCGCGGGGGGTCACGTGACAACTCGCGTCGTAGATCGAATTGACTGGGTCTTGTTCATTGCCAACCTCCAGAGACTGGGCACAGCTCTCTGAACGCCGGAGTCGTCAAAGCTTGCCGGGCTCTGTCGTCCGGTGTCTGATTGCACTGCGCCGGGAAGGCCCAAGGGGCCGTCGGGATACAGGAGAAGCTGAAAACCAGGATTCAAACGCCGCGGTTGCGTTGCGTTAGATTAGAAGAAATGTTCTTTTCCTCTGCAACCACGCTTCAGCAACATGCAGAAGTTTTATCCCGCCCCGGCGCCGCAACAGAAAGGACAGTATTGGATGATCGAGATTGCGTTACCCCTGATCGGAGGCCTTGTTCTCCTCGTTCTCGGTGGCGAGCTTCTCGTGCGCGGCGCCGTGCAGGTCGCGACCCGGTTCGGTGTCTCGCCGCTGGTCATAGGTCTAACTCTGGTTGGCTTCGGAACCTCCACCCCGGAGCTCGTGACGTCGGTGCAGGCCGCGTTGAGCGGGTCACCCGGCATTGCCTACGGCAACATTGTCGGGTCGAATATCGCCAACATTCTGCTCATCCTTGGCGCATCGGCCGTGCTGGCCCCCATCATTGTCTCGTCCGTCGCGCTGAAGCGCGACAGCGCCGTCATGGTCGCCGTTGCCGTCGTTTTCGCGGCGACGGCCGCTCTCATGCCTTTGGGTGTCCTCATCGGTGCAATTTTCGTCGCGGCGCTCGCAGTCTACGTGTTCATGGCCTTTCGGCAGGAGCGGCAATCTGCGTCTGGTGACCACGGAGCCGTCTACGACAAGACGATCGCTGCCCAGGAAGTGGACGCCGCCCTCGTTCCCGTGGAGAAGCCGGAGCGATCGGTCATTGTCTCGTTGCTTGTCGCGCTCGGTGGATTGGGCCTCGTGGTGCTCGGGGGCTATTTTCTGGTCGACGGCGCAGTCACGCTTGCGAGGTCTCTAGGCATCTCCGAAACAGTGATCGGCCTGACGATCGTGGCGGTCGGTACGTCCATGCCGGAATTGGTCACGTCGATCATGGCATCGATCCGCAAACAGGCCGATGTCGCTTTCGGCAATATCGTCGGCTCGAACATCTATAACATCCTTGGGATCGGCGGCATTACGGCCATGATCGCACCGACCGAGGTTCCCTTCCAGATTGTCCGCTTCGACAATCTGGTGATGATCGCGGCTTCCATACTGCTTGTCGTCTTTGCCTATACCGGCAGGCGTATCAGCCGAATGGAAGGTGGACTGATGATGCTGCTCTATGTCGGCTACGTCGCGTGGCTTTGGCCGTAGGCCACGGAACGGGGAGCGCGGTTTGACCATCGCATTCGCCAACCTTGGTTGTCCAACACGATCCGGAAACCTATCTCGATTGCAACAAACCTGAGGAGATATGCCCATGCAATGCCCAATCGATGGCTCTGAACTGGTGATGACGGATCGGCAGGGCGTCGAGATCGATTATTGCCCGAAATGCCGCGGCGTCTGGCTGGATCGCGGCGAGTTGGACAAGATCATTGAAAAGACAGCGCCGGCTGCACCGCAGCGTCCTCCTCAATCGGATCGCGGTGGTGAGTCAAGTTCCCGGTACGAGCCACGGCGCGACGACCGGAGTGATCACTACGACGAGCGCCCGAGAAAGAAGAAATCGCTGCTCGGCGAACTGTTCGATTTCTGATCAATCCAGCGGCGGCGTCGCTTTTTCCACTCACGGCGCTGGGTTTGCAGCATGGCGTCCGGGCTCGCCTCAACTTGTTATGTGCGCGCCTCCACCCAGTTCGCCACGATCAGCCCCGGCACGCCATCCAATACCCGGTCCGCGTCCCGCGCCAGATCCAGCCGCTTCGGCAGCTTCACCTGAGGCACCAGCAGGAAGATCGGCGCGGTGACCTTGCCGCGCCCGGTCTTGGAGCGCGACACAACGGCCTGGCCCTTCGTGTTCAGCCGTCCCTCCGCCACCAGCAGGCTCGGACCGGTGCGGCGATAGACGAAGCGCACGCGCAGGCCACGGCGGCGCTCCCATTCGCCGGGCGTGATCCTGCCGCCTCGGAGGGACTTGCCTGCGGCGGGCAGCGGGATGGCCAGCCAGAACCCGTTCTTCGAGCGGATCAACGGGCCGGTGTCGTGCGCGCCGACGATGACCGGGGCTTGGGACCAGACGAGCGCGGCGGCGTCGAGGCTCTCGCCCGACCTCGGGAAGTTCTGGCTCCGGATCGAGTTGGCCAGCCGTGTGCCGAGCCCCGCGCCAGTGATCTGCAACCGCCATGCGCTCTTCAGCCCGGACCCGGCCTCGCGCATGGCGGCGGTGACGGCGCGCTCCCCGGCCGCCACCTCCGCCGCCATCATCGCGACGATGTCGGGATCGATGTCGAGCTTCAGTTTCACGCGGGCCTCAGATCGACGGTCCAGACGAGCCGCTCGCGGTCGCGGACAGGCTCGCCCTGGATGAGAACGGCCTCGCCGCCGATCTCGATGCGGTCGCCGGGACGTGGGTTCTCAACCTCGACCACGCGCAGGTCGATCCGCGTGGTCTCGGACCAGAGCCGCGCATCGCCGAAGTCCGATATGGCATCCGCGCGCCGGGCGACGACGCGCACCAGCACGGGCGCGCCGCCGTCGGCGATGTAGACCGCGTCCCGGCCGATGTTGGGATCGGCGAAGAGCGCGCCAACAGCGGCGGCGAAGGCGCTCATCAGAAGGCCGCGTTCAGGCGCACCCGGCCGATGGTGTCGCCCGCGCCGCTGGCCACCGCCTCGACGGCCACGCCGATGAGGGTGTTGTCGGTCGCGACCGTGGTGCAGCGCTTGTTGGTGTCGTCCCAATAGACCTTGGCGCCGACGGTCCAGGCCTGGGAGCCGACCTTGGTGATGTCGAAGATGCCGACGAGCGCGGTCTCGACGGGCTCGCCGAGGGCCGCCGCTCCGGAGGCGATGCCGAAGATGGAGCCGACGAGCAGGCCATCGCCGGAGGCGACGGCATAGGGCGCGGTCAGGGTGATGGTGTTGCCGGGCTGGACGTAGGTTTTCATGGGGGTGATCCTCGTGGAAAGACGAAGGGCGGCCCGTCAGGACCGCCCGCATGTCAGGGTTCGGGGATGGGTGCGTTACGCGCCCGGGTTCTTGTAGAGGCCGCGCCAGTCGATGGCCTTGGCGCCGAAATCGAGGCGGCACTTGATCTCGACGCCGTCGACGTCGAAGCCGTTGCGCGTCTCGATGTAGGCGCCCTGCTGACCCTCGAGATAGGCGTACTCGATGGTGTCGATCTGGTTCGGGCTGGCCGCCAGATACCAGGCGGTCTCGCTGGCAGCGTCGAGGCGCGGCTCGCTGATCGGCGCCAGTGTGCGGATCGACTGCGGCACCACGCTGGACGTCGCGGCGGGCACGAGGTTCTGGGCGACAAGCTGCTCGGCCTTCAGTTCCAGCGAGGCGGGCACGATCAGGAAGGCGGGGCGGACGTTCAGCACCGTCTTCTTGTCGAGGCCGGTCTGCTTCGCCATCGCCGCGCGCGCCGCACCGACGCTGCTCACATCGAGCGCCGCGCCGGTGCCCGCGAGGTTCTTGTGGGTGGTGTGGAACAGCGCGTTGCCGTCCGCCATCGCCGGGTTGGCGGTGATGATCCCCCAGACCACGTCCGACTCGAGCTGCGCGATGGAGTTGCCGTACATCGCCGGGATCCGGGTGAAGGCGTCGAGATCGTCGTTGATCAGCGTCTGGCGGGTGATCGCGACCACCCGGCCATAGGTCTTGACCTTGTAGCTCTCCTTGCTCTCGCCCAGCGTCCCGCGCTTGAACTCGCCGCTTTCGCCGACCTCGAGCAGCTGCGGCGCCTCGCCGAGCTGCACGCGGTGCATCGCCTTGAAGTCGGTCGCCAGCACCTGGCGGCAGAACAGCATGAAGGTGCGGGGATAGGCCTCGTAGGCCTGCCGCAGCGTCTTGTTGGTGACGGCCGACAGGATCTCGGGGAAGTCGGAGGTCGAGTGCAGGGCGCGCGTCGCAACCTCGTCGCGCGACAGGCCGCGCGTGTTGACCCCGGCATTGCCGAGGCTTTCGCGGGCCAGTTCCAGCAGCGTCATGCCGCGGTACTGGCGCGCAGCGTCCTCCAGCTGGAACAGCGTCGGGCTGTAGCGGTGCAGGAGCGCGTTCGCCACCGCGTCGCGGCGGGTGATGCGCTCGTCACGGCCGCCGAGCGGCACCGAAACGTGCGGGAAGGTTCGGGTCTCGTCCGACTTGGCGGCGACCTGGTCGAGGATCAGGCGGCGGGACTCGTCGACGCTGACGCCGCGTTTCACCAGATCCTCGGCGAAGCCGCGCTCGAGGTTCAGGCGGCCCGCCAGATCGTAGATGGTGGAGACGCGGTCGCGCTCGGCCTCGCGGGCGCGGGTGGCAACCGCTTCGGTGTCGGGCGCGGGCGTTGCCTGCGTCTTCGGCTGGCTGCGGGTCTCACTTGCGTGGACCTTCGGTTCGCTGGCGGCGACCTTCGGGTCGGGCGCAGCCGCTTTCGGCTCGGTCATGGCGGTGTCCTCGGTTTCGACCGGCTCGGTCGGCTGGGTGGTGGCGGGGGTTGCGGCGTCGCTCGCCGGGGTCTGGGTCTTGTCCGTCATCGGGATCGGTCCTTTCGTTGTGGAAGGGGCGTCCCGGCGGTGGAGGACGCAGTCGTGAAGGGGGTGCTGGGCGCGGAAACCGGCGGCGGGGTCGGCGCCGACCGCGACGGCGGAGACCTCGAAGGGCGTCCAGTCCACCGCGCGCCAGAGTTCGCGGGAGGCCTCGGGTTTCGAGACCTCGAAGCGGTGGACCTGGTAGCCGATCGATACGGCGCGGATGTGCCCGGCCTGGATGTCGCGCCAGATCGGCTCGACATCGGCGCGCTCGCTGATCCGCACCAGCGCGATGCCGCGGCCGTTCTCGATCCGGGCGGAACCGGGGACGACAGAGCCGATCACCGCGTCGAGCGTGTCGAGCTCGTGCACCTTCAGGAACGGCGCGCCCGCGTTCAGCCGGTCGAGGCGGACATGGGCGGGATCGAGGCTCAGTTCCTCGTCATAGGGCTCACCGAAGAAGGTGGCGCGACGGACGCGGGCCCCGGCCGACCAGACCACCTCGACGGTGCGGCTGTCGGCGTCGGCCGTGTTCGGCGCAAGCTCCGCCGACCGGCGCATGGCCGGCAGTTCGATCATCGTGTCCATGGAGGTCAGTCCTGTTGGTCGGCCTGCGCCGGATTGGTTTCCGCGTCGGCGGAGGGATCGTTGGCGGCCGGGTCGCCGTCGGCCGGATCGGTCGCCGGGTCGCTCGTCTGTGCGCTGCCGGTCTTGGTGACGCGGCGCGGATCGCTGTCGAGCACCAGCCCCAGCGCATCGAGCTTGGCGTTGGTCGCGGCGATCTCCGCCAGCACGGCGTCGGGGTTGCGGCCCTGTTTCGCGATCACCTCGGCGAGCGTCATGGTGCCGGAGCGGATCGACAGCAGGTTCGCCATCGCATCCTTCTGCGGATCGACCGCCTCGAACTTCGGCGGCGACCATTCGACCGGCACGGTCGGCGACGGGATCTGACCCGCGGCCCATGCCGCTTCCGTGAACCACCGCCAGACCGGCGCGCAGAACATCGGAATGAACAGCTGCCACTGCACGGCGTCGATCTGGCGGCGGAACTCCACGAGCCCCGCCCGGATCGAGGAATAGTTGACCTGGGACAGGTCGCCGGTCAGCAGCTCGTAGGGCACCCGGAACCCCGCCGAGATCGTGTGCAGGCTCGCGCGCTTGTATTCGCCATAGCCGCCGGTGGCCGAGGGCTGGTTGAACCGGATGCGCTCGACCATGGCGGCGAGGCGATCCTGATCCCAATCGACCCGTTTCGGCAGGTCCGCGACCACGGTGAAATCGCCGTCGTCGAAGCGGATCGTGCCGGTGTCCTTGCCCGTCGCCTGCCGTTCCTCGGCGGCGCGGGTGGCGTAGCGGACCGTCAGCGCGCCATTGAGGCGGGCCTTCGCGGCCTTGTCCCGCTTGATGCGCTCGTCGACGTCGCGCTGCAGGATGGCCAGCAGTTCGACGGGCAGCTGGGCGATGTCCTGCAA